TTTGCTCAAAAACATAATTCATTTGAAGCAGAAGAAGGATGTAATGATGATTTAGCAATGTGTTTGGTACTATTTGCATGGTTGGTAGCTCAAGATTATTTCAAGGAGATGACTGATAATGATATAAGAAAAAGAATATATGAGGAACAAAAAAATCAAATTGAACAAGATATGGCACCTTTTGGTTTTGTTGCTGATGGATTAGATGATGAAAGTTTTGTTGATAATAATGGAGAAAGATGGTATGCGGATGAATATGGAGACAGATCCTATATGTGGGATTACGGGTAATGGAATTAGATGATCAAATTAAATTAGGTCATTTATTATTTTCAGAAAGAAAATGTAGAGTTTGTGGGGAAGTAAAAGACTTAATTGATGGGTTTTATTTAACTCGTAAAGATCGAAAAAATTTAGTTTCTTCATATTCTTATGAATGTAAAATATGTACCGTAAGAAGAATAGTTGAAAATAGAAGAAAAAATTATGTGTACAAAGATTACGAATATCCTGATTGGTAGGGTGTTCATGGAATGTTTCCCCATTCAAAATACCCTTTTTCATAAATATTTTTAGTTAATTTTGGATTGCGAGGAGAAAACAAGATGCCTTTAAATTTAGCATCTCCTGGAATTTTGGTAAGGGAAGTTGATTTAACGATTGGTAACGTTGATCCTACCACCGATAAAATCGGAGGTATCGTTGGACCTTTTGAGAAAGGACCAGTGGATGTTCCTACCAGTGTAGTTAATGAGGACGACTTAGTTAATAAATTTGGACAACCATATGATACTGATAAACAGTATGAAACTTGGATGGTTGGATCATCTTATCTAGCATATGGTGGACAATTAAGTGTCATCAGAGCAGATGATGCTGGACTCAAGAATGCCAATTCTGAAGGAAATTCGATAAAGATAAAAAGTGTAGATCACTACGATGATTTAGGTTACGCAGACAATCCTCTTGCAGGAACTACAGTTGCTGCTAAAAATCCTGGTAGTTGGGCAAATGGATTAAGAATTGGAATTATAGATGGTATAGCAGATCAAATAATTCCTTTAGGAAGTGTATCTGGTTTATCAGTTGGTATGGGAGTAACACAAACACCTCCTTCTGGTACAGTTAGACAGACTGGAGCTGGAACTACAGAATTGATGGATGGATACTTCAAGGGTATTATCACTAAAGTTAATGCTGAATCAGTTGGTAATGTTGTAGGACCTAGTGTTGAAGTTAAGTTTTTAAGCAATGTATCTTCTGGAAATACAGAATATTCATTCGATTTTAATAACACATACAAGTTCAATAAAACAAATGGTTCAGGATCAGAAACAATTGATTTCCCAAATAGTGGAGCAGGAACAACATCAGCAACTATAACTCGTGCATTTGGTGGAACAACTGCTGTTCAACAAACTGCTGGTTTTGCTGTTACTTCATTCTTTAATAACAGTTCATCAGTCTTAGATCAAGCAGGTGATGCACCATTAACTACAGGTGCAACTGAAATTGGTATTGCCACAGCTGGATTATCGGGGGTTGTTGGTTCCAATAAGTTTATTGGAATTGGAACTGAAATTCTTGATGCTACAGGAGCATCTATTGGTCTTGGAAAGATTACAGGATTAACAAGAGGATCACAAGGAACAACAGCACTTCAACATGTTGATGGTTCCACAGTTAAATTCTTAACTAAGAATGCAGATGTTGGTACAGTTACAAGTACTATAACTTTAAGTGCAACTTCAGTTGGTATTACAACAACTGCTGATATAAGTTCAAAAGTAAATGGTGGTAGTATTTTACAATTCCCAGCTGGTGAACTTACTTCAGTCGGTGTGTTCTTTAATGGTGACTCAAGTTCAACCTCAATTTCATCTAATATTTTAGATTGGTTTGACCAACAAACACTTGCAGTTAGTTCTGCGACAGTTGGAGGAACAGAAAATTTAACAACAGTTGCCTGGAATACAGTTGCTGATAAACCAGGAACTTCAGATTATGCTACTGAAAGGGGTGGTAGATTTGATGAGGTTCATGTGGTTGTAATTGATGCAGACGGAGAAATTACAGGAAATGCAGGAACTATCTTAGAGAAGCATTTAAATCTTTCTAAAGCAAAAGATGCTGAGTTCTCAGTTGGTTCTCGTTCATACTGGAGAACTTGGTTAGAAACAAATTCAAGTAACATTTTTGGAACATCTGGAAATGTTATCGGAGTAACAACAACTGGATTTAGTAGTGGATTTACTGAATTTGGTGATGGTGGATGGGATCAAAATGCTGAAGGTGTAATCTTCAATGGTTCTGGAAAACAAGATCTCAAATTATCTGGTGGATTAAATTATGGAGGAGTGGGTGTAATAACTACCACTGGTGCTTTAGATTCTGGAGTTGATGATTTAATCAGTGGATATGGTAAGTTTGAAAATGATACTACAGTCGATGTAGACTTCTTACTCATGGGATCTGGTAAGTATCCAGAGGATAGAACAAGAGCTCTTGCAACTAAATTAATTGCAGTTGCAGACATAAGAAAAGATGCAGTTGCATTCATATCTCCTCATAGAGGATCTATGATATCAGATACAAGTGATCAAACTGCAGCAACAGTTTTAAGTGATGATCAAATCACAGAGAATGTTGTAAACTTCTTTAGTCCAATGACATCCTCATCATTCGCAGTGTTTGATAGTGGATACAAATACATGTATGACAGATTTAACGACAAGTTCCGTTATGTCCCGTTAAATGGTGATGTTGCAGGAACTTGTGCAAGAACTGATATCAATGATTTCCCATGGTTCTCACCAGCAGGAACTGATAGAGGTGCAATTTTAAATGCAGTTAAACTTCCATACAACCCAACCAAACTACAAAGAGATAAACTTTATTCAAATAGAGTTAATCCAGTAATTTTCTCACCTGGTGCAGGAATTATCTTGTTTGGTGATAAGACTGGATTTGCTAAGAGATCTGCCTTCGATAGAATTAACGTTCGTAGATTGTTTATCTTCCTTGAAGATGCGATCTCTGCTGCTGCAAAAGATCAGTTATTTGAATTTAATGATGAAATCACAAGGGCAAACTTTGTGAATATTATTGAACCATTCCTCCGTGATGTGCAGGCTAAGAGAGGAATTCAAGATTATGTTGTTATTTGTGATGAAACAAATAATACTGCTGCAATTATAGACTCAAATGAGTTTATTGCAGATATATATGTCAAACCTGCAAGATCAATTAACTTCATTGGTCTCACATTTGTTGCCACTCGAAGTGGTGTATCATTTGAAGAAGTAATCGGTTCCGTTTAATTAATTTAGAGGTTTAAAAAGAAGATGCCTTCACGTCAACAACAAAACACTATTCCACTAAGGAAAATTAGTGATTTTAAAAGCAGATTATCTGGTGGTGGTGCTAGACCGAATCTCTTTGAGGTAGAGTTAGCATTCCCAGATGCTGTTGCAATAGCAAATGATGTTTTATCTAAATCAAGATTTTTGGTAAAAGCAGCTGCTCTTCCATCATCAACCATTGCTCCAGTTGAAATACCCTTTAGAGGTCGTATTTTAAAAGTTGCAGGAGATAGAACATTCGAAACATGGACAGTCACAGTCATTAATGATACTGATTTCGCAATCAGATCAGCAATGGAAAAATGGATGAATTCAATTAGCAAACTAGATGATGCTACAGGACTTACAGATCCTGAGTCTTATCAAAAAGATGCTATTGTTCATCAATTAGATAGAGACGGTTCAGTTCTTAGATCTTATAAGTTCTGGGATATTTTCCCAACTAATATATCAACTATAGATTTAAATTATGAAACAACTGATACTATAGAAGAATTCACAGTTGAAATGCAAGTCCATTGGTGGGAAGCACGTAAAGGACCTAGTAGTTCAGCAGGTGGAGAAGATATTATCTAATTGGCTAATTGAGCTAAATAGTGTTATAATAAAGTAAGATTAAATCAAAATTATAATGGCAAGACTTTTTGGGTTCTCTGTTGAGGATGAGGATAGTAAATCAGCACCGTTAGTTTCACCCGTTCCTGAGAATAATCAGGACGGGTCAGACTTTTATGTGACAAGTGGTTTTTATGGTCAATATGTAGATATTGAAGGTATATACAAAAATGAATTTGATTTAATTCGTAGATATCGTGAAATGGCATTGCATCCAGAAGCGGATGGTGCTATTGAAGATGTTGTAAATGAAGCAATAGTTAGTGATCTTTATGACTCTCCTGTAGAAATAGAGTTATCTAACTTAAATGCAAGTGATAAATTAAAAAAAATAATTCGAGAAGAATTTAAAACAATTAAAGAAATATTAGATTTTGACCGTAAGGCACATGAGATATTCCGAAATTGGTACATTGATGGAAAATTAACTTATTTAAAAGTTATTGATCAAAAGAAACCAGAAGAAGGTATTAAAGATTTAAGATATATTGATTCATTAAAAATAAAATTTATTCGAAAAGAAAAGAAAGATGATAGTAATGGAAAATATACTAATATTATTGCAAGTCGAGGAGATAATGGACAAGTTTTAAGTCCTGAAATTGAAGAATATTTCCTATACACACCTTCACCAAATTACCCTACAAGTATTATGACTGGTGGTGGTGGAGCAAAAGGTGTAAAAATTGCAAAAGATGCAATTACATATTGTACTTCTGGATTAATTGATCGTAATAAAGGCAGTGTTTTATCATATATGCATAAAGCAATCAAGGCACTTAATCAATTAAGAATGATTGAAGATAGTCTTGTAATTTATCGTATGTCTCGTGCTCCAGAAAGAAGAATATTTTATATTGATGTTGGTAATTTACCTAAAGTTAAGGCAGAACAATATCTTAAAGAGGTAATGTATCGTTATCGTAATAAGTTGGTTTATAATGCTGCTACTGGTGAAGTTAGAGATGATCGTAAGTTCATGTCAATGATGGAAGACTTCTGGTTACCAAGAAGAGAAGGTGGTCGTGGAACTGAAATCACAACATTACCTGGTGGACAAAACCTTGGTGAACTTGCTGATATTGAATATTTCCAAAAGAAACTTTATAGAGCATTAGGTGTTCCAGAATCAAGAATTGCTGCAGAAGGTGGTTTTAATTTAGGACGTTCATCAGAGATATTAAGAGATGAATTAAAATTCTCTAAATTTGTAGGAAGATTGAGAAAAAGATTTTCACAAATGTTTAATGATATTCTTAGAACTCAATTAATCTTAAAAAATATTGTAACTCCCGAAGATTGGGAATCAATGAGAGAGCATATACAATATGATTTCATTTATGACAATCAGTTTGCAGAACTCAAAGAAACTGAAATGATGAATGAGAGACTTGGAACTCTTGCAACAATTGAACCTTATATTGGCAAATTTTATTCAAATGAATATGTAAGAAGAAAGATACTACGTCAAACAGATAGTGAGATCATTGAAATTGATGAACAAATTGAACAAGAAATTAAAGATGGTATCATTCCAGATCCAAGTGCAGTTGATCCAATTACTGGAGAACCATTACCTGCAGAAGGTGAAATGGGTATGATGGGTAATGTTCCAACAGAACCAGAAATTGATGGTGGTGTCACTGATGCACAAGTACAAAAAGATACTAAATCAGCAGAAATCTAATGAAAATACTATCTGACGAAACAAATATTGGAACAGCAACTACTGT